CCTCCCACAAGGAGGGGATTTGCTTTTTCCCGACCAATCCGCTACACTAAAGTCATGACCCAAGAAGAACAGATCGAGTTCCTGACCAACATCATCAAGGCCAACCGCCTCCATGAGCCGTACTGTATCGCCTTTTCCACCCAACCACCCGACTGGGCAGGCCTCCACACCATGTTCTCCTCCATGGCCGAGAAGGAATGCCACTGCTGGCTCGATGAGGACAACCACGCCGAACCCGGAAAGGGCTTCGGGGTCTACCACGTCCGGACCAAGACCCTTTTCCAAGATGCTTTCTTCCGGAACCGCTATTACACGCGCCGACATATCCTCGAAACCATCCCGGATATCTCCGCAGACCCCAAAGAAGACGACTACTGGGCCAAAGCCTACGTAATCGTCCCGGTCGAACTCCGTCAAGCCCCCGAAACCCCAAAGGAAACCTCCTAAGTGGCCCGAATTCCGCTCTCTGACACCCCAATTTACGCCCAACTCCTCGAAGAACAGGAAAGACGGGAGGCGTATCTCCTGTTTTTTGAGCCATATACCCCAACCCAAGACAAAAATGACGGCTGAGTACCCAGATCCGACCGCCACCTTCCTCCATATCTATAAAAGACTTCAGGAATGTCAGGCAAGGGGCGAAAAGATGCCCACAGCGGAGGCTTCGCAGTCGTTTACCCTGCTAATGCACGCCTGTAGCCAACTGATCGCCCAGAACGAGCGTCTGCGCCTTGCCGTAGCCCTCTCCGACCAGATTGTGGAGGAACTGGAGATCGAATTGTGCATCAAAGACCTCGAAATCTTCAATTTCACCAGCCAAACCGACCAAAAGGACTCCAAAGACGAATGAATTACGGACCAGACGAAGGAAAAGAGAGCGTTGACCATGAGGCCCGGACAAAAACCTTCCACATGGAGTTTCTGGAGACAGGGACGCTCCCTCCCGAGGCCATTGCCTATCTGATTGACCAAGGGTTCTGGGCCGAAAGGCTCAGCAAGGCAGGAAACCGTATGAAAGAGGCGGCAGACAGGCTTATCAAGTCATATGAGGAGGAGGTTGCCGACCTCAACCAAAAACTCGCCACGGCCAACGCCGAAATCCACATTCTCCGAACATCCGTCCAAGAACTACTCCCGAAAGAAGACCAGTGAAAGAATACACCCCGAAGCAGATCCTCTCCCTCCCGATGGACAAAAACGACGCCAACGCGTCCACCATCGGCCAGTATCTCATCCGACTCTCTCAGCAGTGCTGGGTGGAGGAGGAAGGATTCTCCGGTAAGCGCCCGTTCGGGAATTCCGGTTGGGTACACGAGCTTGCCAAGGCCCTCATCAAGGCCGAAGCCATCGACGGTGAGCTTGACGAGGACGGCTATATTGATGACTACAGCGGCGTACAGCTAAACAAGACCATTAACGAAGTCTACGAATTCCTGCTGAACGCCGACTACACAACCCGAGGACTGGTATCCAGTTTATTTGGAAACCAACGAGCATGATCAGCCTGTCGTCAAGGACTACTACTTCTCCGGGATGACGGAAAAACAGGATAAACAAACGGTGGATACAAACAACGAACACTACAACCCGCCGCGCTGGATCGCTGTCCACATTCCGAAGGAAAGCTAACACCCGTTCCTTATCTGTTATACTGTAAGTACCATACAAAAGACGCCTCGACACAGGGGGCGTCTTTTCTTTTTGCAGAATAGATAAGGAGGGTATCTAGGTGGACAAGTTTTTAGATATTCTAGGCACCGCTGGATACCCAAGTGGCATCGTAGGGATCGTCCTAATGCTCCTATTCTACCTACGTAAGCAGGAGTCCGGAGTCCGAACCGATATCAACGGCTCACTTCAAAGACTTACCGCAGAAAATCTTGATCTTAAGGACGAACTCCGAGAGAAGGAAGATGAAATCGACACCCTCCGCAAAGAGCGTAGGGAAGCTGAGGACCGAGAAGACAAGCAACGCCGTCGCGCAGAGGCGGCTGAAGCTAAACTAGGAGATAGAGATGCATGAGGGCACAACTAATGAATCTGCACTTGAACTAAGACTGAAGCAGGTTACGAGGTATGTGACGCTGGGACTGCTCGGTGTTCTGGCGCTGTGTGCACTATTGTTTATGTACATCGGATCGGTGAAGGAGAACGAGAAGAACGCGATCTCGAATTCACAGGTTCAGGCTGACCAGACGAAGGATTCGGACACGTGTAAGATTTACCCGGAGCAGGAGCTTTGTGTGTTAGCCCGTAAAATTGCCGCCAACCCGACCGTTGCCGTCATCCCAAAGGACGGCGAAAAGGGCGACAAGGGCGACAAAGGAGATCCGGGAGATATCGGAAGGGGCGTTGTCTCCTTCCAGACCAGCAAAGAAGGAGATTTGATCGTAACCTTCACTGACGGGCACGTACAAAACGCTGGACGTGTCGTGGGCAAGGACGGGATCAACGGCATTGACGGGAAGGACGGCAAGGGCATCCTCTCTACGGAACTTGAAGCCGGGAACCTTGTCATCAACTACACGGACGGATCGTCACAGAATGTCGGAATGGTGGTCGGACTTCAGGGAGTCCAAGGCGATCCGGGACAAACCGGAGCCACGGGAGCCACAGGCCCCCAAGGGCCTGCCGGTCCAGCAGGAGCACCCGGACCTGCCGGTAGGAGTATCATCGATCTAAAGGTTGACAACACAAATACTGTCATAGTCTATTATTCGGACGGAACGTCGGCAATAGCCGGTCAACTCATAATCAGCACGATCAGGAGCATGGTCTGCCAGAAGGACGCTCTGACGATTACCATGACAGACGGAACCAGCTTCTCCGCAACGGTTGACTGTACTCCGGACAATCTGCCTATCCCGAACAACCCGAACACTAACACAGCAACTATAACCATTCCGTAACAACGAAGGAACGAAGGAACCCTAAATGGACCCTATCCTACTCATTACTGCGGGGACCGTGCTTTTCGCCACGATTTCCCCGTTCCTGAACGCGGCGATTCAGCGCGTTACGTGGACCCCCAAGCAGAAGGCTCTTGTGGCGTGGGGAGTCTCCATTGTCATTGCGATCATCTACGTGCTTCTGACTGGCGGTATCGCCAACCTCTCCCAGCTTGTGATTGCGGCTCCCGCCATTTACGGCTACCAGCAGGCGATCTACACCTTCTTCCTGAAGAATGTTGCCACGAAGTTTGAGGCGATCACCACTCCGGGTTCCATCGTTGTCTCCCCGTCCGAGACTACTCCCGGAAAGGTTGACATCACCACGGACACCACGATTGCCACCACCGGTACCGCGATCCAAGCCGATCCTCCGGTGCAGGTCACTCCGGTTCCCACGGACACTGCCGATCCGAAGCCCATTGAGATCATCAAGGACGACGTACGCGGCTAGCCATCCAGCAAGCCCTCCCACTCAACAGAGTCGGAGGGCTTTTGCTTTTTCTAGAGAAAGTGTTAGAATAGATCCATGAACAACGACACCACCTACACCCTCCAAACCCCCGACTACGGATACGACTTCATTCCGGTCCCCGATTCCAACCGAGTCATCGTCAAGTCGGACGAGAAGGAGGCCATTGAGGACTTCATCTCCACCATCGAACTGGCCGGTCCCGAGGAGGGCCAGTCTCTCCCCGAACTCCTCATAGAAGAGGACACAAACTCCTACGACCACTACTACTTCACCGAAGTCACCCGCGCTACCCTTTCCCTTTTCCTCGATTTTGAGGTACGCTATTACATGGGAGCGACCACCGAATGAGTGCACCCGCAGTCGCCGCATGGCTGATGCTCCGCAGAATCCGAGAGCATAAAGACGCCGAGAACAACAGGAGAACCATGACAACAAACAACACCCAAGCCAAGCCCCAGCCCCAGACCCAGCCCGAGAAGTCCGCCTTTGCAGCATGGTCCTTCCGGCTGATGTTCCTCTCCATCTTCATCCTGATTCCGGCCCTGTTCGCCCTCGCAATCAACTTCCCATTCACCTTCACGACCTGTATACTGATCTCCGGTATCAGCGGACTCGCTGCCATCAACCTCGCCATCCTCTCCTTGCGGGAGGGCCGATAGTGCCCCTTCTCGACAGCCAACCGGACTACTCGACCTTCCCGGAAGGCGAGTTCTTCGACAGGAAAAAGGCCATCCTTGACAGCATCGAAGCAGGATGGAACGGCTACTCCATGGATGACGCAGATTTCCAATACCTGCTTGGAAAATCACGTCAGTTCTGGTCTCTCTTCCATTACACTAACGAGCTTCGAATCGAACTGAACCGCAAGCTGATTGAGAAGGACATCGAGATCCTTGCCCTCAAGGAACTTCTGAAGGAGGCCCGTGGACAATAAGCAGAAGCTCCCAAAGGTAACTGAATCAGTCGCCAAGCGCGTCCGCAAGGCCGACTATCAGGTCTCCCGTCACGGAACCTGCATCATCTGTGGAAAGGGCTGGGACGACTGTCCACACTCCATCGACCAAGCCTATAAAGTCATCCAAGCCGTGCAGCTTGCCGAAATGTTAGGAATCCCTTTTGCCGGAAAATGACGAAGACCAAGACCTGTACTCCCACTGCACCGACCTGTTCTGTGTGCTGGAACTCGGTGAAGAATACGAGACTGAATCCGATGCCTAAGAAATACATCACCGTCCAGCTAGAGGTTGATTACTGGGTTGAGGAAGACTATGATGAAACTGAGTTCAAATATCCCGAAGTCATTGAGTCCGTCCTTCCGGTCTCCATAGAGGCACACACCATGTCTTCACAAGAGTTGCGTGCGGTCAACGACTACCTCCGACATGCCGATGACGCGGACTACGACCTAATGTGGGATCTCAGAGGGCTTTTGAGCGATAGGGCCGAAGAGTTGACAGACCCAGCTTGAATCGGTATACTGGGTTTACGCGCAACCGACAACCAAGGAGGAACCCATGGCAACAACCTACACCATCGTAATCGAAACTCTCGTAGGCGGGATCGGTAGGTGGTCCGACACCATTTCCCAAGACTTGCGAGCGGAACTTGAAATGTTGGAGAAGTCTCCAGAATTCAACCTTGGCCCCCGAGTAGCCACCCGAAAGGATGATGACTGGGATGAATACGGCGGAACCCGCTTTTACTACTACCACAATGGCCGGATTAGCGTTCTCACCCGCTACAAGCAACTGACCGCTGCTCAGCGTCAGGGAAGGCGGAGGTTCTAATTGACCAAGCCAATCCCGAACTACAGCTTCTTTACCCTGTGTCCGCACACGATCCGGCACCACAACACGGTCAAGATCGACTACACCGTGCATAAGGGAAACCCGCGCCTGAGTGACCGCTACCTTGAGGTTCATGCCCTCTGGGAACTGACCAAGGCCCTCCGAGAGTCCACGTCCCGCAACGCGGACGCGGACCCAAGCAAGTGGCGCACCAAGCTGGTCAGCCACGCCAAACTCAACTCCGACGAATACTCCGTGACAGTCAAGATCTCAAAAAAGTAAAGGAAAACATGACCTTCGAAATCATCCAAGGTGACCTCTTCGTCAACAACTTCAACTTCGATGCCCTCGCGCAGGGAGTGAACACCCAAGGAATCATGGGTGCTGGTATCGCCGTCCCCTTCAAGACCAAGTGGCCTGCCATGTACAAGGACTACAAGTACCGCTGCCAAACGTACGGGAACACCCTCGCGGGCCTCACACACGTCTGGCGTCCGTGGTTTGACGGACACTTCATAGAGCTTCCGGACGGCGAGGTTATCGAGCAATATAACGCAGGCCCGACAATCTACAACCTGTTCTCTCAGATTATGCCGGGAAGGAACGGCGACTACCGCCTGCTTCAGTCCGCCGCAATCGCCATGGTGTTTGACGCCGAAGAGCAGGAGCACGTCAACGTAGGACTTCCGTGGATCGGCTGCGGCATTGCCGGTCTGGAGCGCCACAACGTGGAGCACATCCTGTCCGCCGTCTTCGACCCGTCTCCGGTACATTTCGTGATCGTCCAGCAAGATCCGACCCATGAACCGCCGACCGAAGAGGAATGGGACTCCATTCGGGTATGACAAAGATCGTCACTTATTACTCCACCCTGCTCTACAAGGCCCGAGAACTGGCGTCAGCCCGTATCTCGGGAGACCCTGAACGGATCGCCAAGGCACAGGCCGCGCACGACGAGTACGCGGACCTGTGTCAGCGTCCCGGAGTAGAGATGAAGGTGGACATCCCGACCGATACAGGCATCCCTCGTTGACCGCCAGAGTCCTTGTGACCGGTTCCCGGACGTGGGACGACGCCCACACCATTTATTTCGCCTTCCGTCACTGGTGGGAGGAGTCCGGACAGCCCCAGAAGCCTCTTCTGGTTTCCGGCAACTGTCCCAAGGGTGCCGATGCACTCGCTGAGTACGTCTGGGATCGCAACGGATGGCCCGTTGAACGCCATCCCGCCGACTGGAACCAATTCGGAAGATCAGCGGGATTCAAACGGAACGCCCAGATGGTCGCCATGGGAGCCGATGTACTGTTTGCCTTCATCCGTGACAACTCTAGGGGAGCCACCCACACGATGCGTCTTGCCGAGAGTTCCGGCATCCCAGTCAGGCTCTATGGATACGGGATCAGCCTCGGTTAGTTGACACTATCCCGAAGAGGCTATACACTAGACAAAGAAAACAGCCTCTACACGGAAAGGACAACATGGAACTCTTCTTCCCGCTCATCATACTCTTCGCATTCATGACGACAGCGGGATTCGTGCTGGGTAAGACGGTCATCATCCCGTTCTCGAACGGTACCAAGCAGATCGACAAGTTCAAGTATCCGACTCTCGCCCGTGCCCAGCGAATCCTCCGGGCCAGCAACACCCGAAAGAGGGAACTGGAAACCAAGGCACGTATCAGGGAAATCGAGAGCAAGAAGTACGATCTTACCCGCGAAATCACGGACAAGCACGAAAAAGCTCTACTGGAGGCCCGCGACAAGCATCTCCAAGAGATCCACTCATGGGACACCGCCTTCAGCGAGGTTACCCGTGAGAAGGATGAACAGATCCGCCGTGAACAGGAGGCAATCCGGGCCGCTCAGCGTGCCAAGGAACTGGAGATCTGGACGGCCAACGAGAAGACCCGTCTAGCGCGTTTCAAGGCCGAACAGGAGGCCTTGCAGCGTGCGGAGGATCAAAGGCTTGCCGCGCTGCTGCAACAGCGGGAGAGGCAGATACAGAGCCTCGCAAAGCACCATGTATCGGAACCGTTCAACGAGGACAACCAGCACATGATTGTCGTTGTACACGGCCTCTACATCCGCAAGCTTCCGACCAAGGATTCCCGGATCGTTGACAACCTCTCCCGCAATGCATGGGTCACTGTCAACGGCTGGATCTCCTACGAGGAGGTCTACGGAAATCCGATCTGGTTCCGGCTTGCCAACGGTGAGGGCTGGGTCTGGTCCGGAGGACTGAATACCCAGTCAACCGCCGACCTTGAGAACCTGAACCACCTGAAGGAACCCGGAGACAGCTACTCAGGCGTGAACGCCTCCGGTGAAGTCGTCTACCAATACACAGCGCCTTCCGATCTTCAGTCGATGATTGACCATGAGATCGAGTACCTGAAGCAGGAAAAACTTGCCCTCGAAGATAAGGCCCGAACCCGGAAGGAACTTACCGCCGCGCACAGAATAACTCCACTCGTAATCACCACCGACAGAATCAACTCCCCCTACTTGTCCATCACACGGATGAAGTAAAATCATCACTTCCATTCTCTCTGACTTTATGATAGACTGACCGAAGAAAGAATATTAATGAATCATAGGAGAGAACAATTGAAGGAAAACAAAATAGCAAGAGCGTACTGGACGGCATGGAGATGGCCCGAGGTTTACAGTGACGATGCATGGGTTATCTGGACAAGCCGGATAATCGCCATTGTCATTCCGGCCTCGCTGATTGCACTGACGTTCATTACCGGCGTGCCGTTATTCGGATGGGTCGCTACTGGAATGATCGCGGTCATCGTGGGCTTCATCATGGTACTCACCACCATCAGGCTCTTTTATCAGGAGTATCCTACGGTGGAGAGCTTTGACGCCCGTGCTGCACGGATCAAGGCGTTCTTCCATGGCTTCCCTGCCCACACCGATGTCCCTCTCATTGAACTGGAACCCGGTGTTTGGGTTGCCTACGGGCACGTAGATGAGGCAACCTTTATGGATGCCATCCGCACGGTTGTCCGAAATGTGACTGAGGACGAAAGCATTGTCCGTCTCTACGACGGCCTTGAGAAGTCCGTAGGACACCTTCACGCGACTTTCAGCAACCCCGCTGAGGATCACTGGGATGAAGGGATCACTCTCTGTAAGAGCAGCGCAGAAGACTCCTTCCCGATCACCCGCGTCGAAATATAAACGAAAAGGAATATATCATTTCACTCGAACTCACCCTCATCTGGGCTTTCATTGCTCACGGCTTTGGCGATTACGTCATCCAGACGCACCATCAGGCCGTGCAGAAGACCAAGTACTGGGGACCGGCTATCGCACACGGAGTCACCTACACCATCCCCTTCGTTCTGCTCACCCAGTCGGTCCCAGCACTCGCCGTCATTTGCATCACGCACATCATTATCGACCGCTACCGGCTGGCACGTCACCTTGTCTGGGCCAAGAACCAGCTTGCACCTAAGGCCTTCCGGCCCATCAAGGAAGACCTATACACTACAGGATCTCCCGCCAGCGCTCCACCATGGCTTTCCACATGGGTCATGATCTTCGCGGACAACTGCGTCCACCTTCTGATCAACGCGCTTTCCATCATTTTCCTAGGAAACGTAGGACGGCTCTGGTGAACCACAGAGAGTGTGAGGACTGCGGTAAATGCCGCGCCACCCCGAATGAAGAATGGTGCATCGATTGCGACTACTACAGTTGCGAGCGAGGCCCTGACTGCCGAGACAAAATCTATAAGGTTATCAAGAACGGTCACGCGTGGGACTACTCCAACCATCTTGTGGATGTCCTTAGATGGAGGGATAAAATTCTCCGAGAAGAGCCAGACGCCGAGACCCATATCGAAGAAACGACACAAGAAGAGTGGGACGCATGGAGGATCGGATTTTGACTGGTTTTTACTACGAAGAACCGGAGTTTGATGAGCGCGTCGTGGCTTATGCACAAGAGCATGGCCTTGACATAGGTGAACTCGACTGGCATCTTGAAGCCTTCCACGGCTGGGAGCGCCACGACAAGGGCTATGCGGAAGCAATTCCGCAAGCAGCCAACTGTACCGACCAAGAATGTGATTTGACAGATTACCGAGAAAGAAGAAATAGAGTATGACAAGCAGAAACTTCGATGACTATGACTGGTCCAACCCCCACGAGAACTACCGCTACGAGCGAGAGTCTGCGATTGAAATGGTTCCGGGTGCAGATCCGGACGATCTCATGTTCGCCCTTGAGATGGCATGGATGCGTGGACACAACGCAGGAGCAAATCTTGGTTGGAGTGAGCATGGGAATGTCTTTAAGCGTCCACCGGCAGAGCAGACCACCTACACGGACGAATACAAGAAGCTCATTTGGCCATTCATCAAGGAGAAAGTTGACAGCGAAGAAGAGGAAGGATAGATTGAAGGAAAATGACAGCCAACAGGACGTACTTCGATGACATAAAGGCAAAGCTCAGGAAAACCAACTACGGATGGCAGTGGACCATCCGGGATTCCCAAGGCTCCCGCATGGCTCAGGGTGAGGAATTCACCCTGAAGACCGCCTACGAACAGGCAGAACTCGCAGTCTCTTCCATCCGGCTTTGGTCCACCTATGCCCGTGGAACCATCACGCCCTCCACTGACGGTCGCCGCTGGTTCACCTTCGAGAACACTGAGGGCAGTCGTAATTTGCTGATTTGACAAACCAAGACAAGGACAATAGACTAATAACATCATGATTACGTTCAAAGCCAAGACCGAAAACGGCGAGATCATCAATTCCGCCCTCTCTCCCTTCACCTTCCCAGCAGGGGAAGCCCACATCAAGCGCGAAGAGAAGCGCGAGCTTGAAGCCGTGGAGATAGCCATCCTCCAGCCCAGCGCTGACTCCCTGCACACGGACCTCTTCCACCTTGCGATGTGGAATAACTACCTACTCAACCACGACGGTGAGGACAACGAAACCAAGACCGTCCTGATCATTCCCTACTTTCCCGGAGCACGTGCTGACCGTGGAAACCCGTTCGGTCTCGATGTGTACGCGGATTTCATCAATGGGCTTGGAATCCACCAGATCATCATCTTTGATCCTCACTCTCAGGTCACTTGTGAACGTCTCAACCCACTTGAGAACCTGACCGTCGTCTATTCGGACGATCTCTTCGATCAGGTCCACATGAGGGCGGTCCTGCACGGCTACGACGGGATCATTGCCCCAGACAAGGGCGCTGTCTTCCGTGCCTCAGCCGTAGCCGCAGTCGCAGACCTTCCGGTCTTCACGGCCACCAAGGAGCGCGACGAGGCCACCGGAAAGCTCTCCAACTTTGCCATTGAGGGGCTGGACCCCGAAGGAACCTATCTCATCGTTGATGACATCTGCGACGGAGGCGGAACCTTCCTTGGACTGGCGGAAGCTTCCGGACTTGGCTACGGTCAACTTGACCTCTATGTCTCCCACGGAGTCTTCTCCAAGAAAGCCCTAGAGAACCTTGCAACCACGTTTGAATACACCTTTACGACAAACTCCTACAACCCTCAGCGTCCACTCACCAGTAGGTTGTCCGAGTTTCAGGACGATGATTCCCGGCATTTCCGCCGTTTCGATGTCATCCGACTACTCGAATCCAAGATCCGCTACTGAAAGGTCATACACTATGCCAAAGACTTACCGTAAGAAACCACTCACCATCAAGGCCATCCAGTACACGAACGCTCAGGATGAGGCCGTAGTCTCGAAACTGAAGCAGTGGACCGGAGAGCACGCCATCCACAATACTCCTTCCGGAAACCCTGTCCACATGGGTAACTTCATCACAATCTCGGATCGCTCCACCTTCCGTGAGGCTCACGGCTGGGGTCCGGAGATCACCGCTGCCGTCTACGACAAGCTGCACGAAACCTTCGTCGGTGTGAAGGATGGAGACTTCATCATCGAGGGGCTTCAGGGCGAGTTCTACCCGCACGACGCGGCCCTGTTCCCCGAAGCCTACGACGAGGTTTGGGCCTAAATGACTCCGGAAGAAGAGGACGCCTACTGGGAAGCCCTTGCTGAAGAGGAACGCCAAGGGTTTGACGATTTTCTCGACAGCGACAACTACGACTGCGGCTGCTGTACATGCTGCGGCTGTATGTGCGACTTGTATCCGGAGGACTACGACGCCTACGATTACAGCTACGATGACTGTGACTGGGAGAGTGATGAATAATGGGATGGCTGGCCTCCCTTGACGCCCTGCTGTGGATTGCAGCCATTGTACTGTTCTTCGCCGGATACGGGTGGATCGCCCTGATTTGTACCATCCTCGCAGTCCTGCTACTGTTAGCTTTATCAGGCGGCAAAGCCGACCTGTCCGATATCTTTGACATTTTCACCTAGGAAAGGAACCTATGTTTTACATTAATCCGCTTCTGAACACCGACTCTTACAAGCTTTCCCACCGCATCATGTATCCGGAAGGGCTGGAGTACGTCCAGTCCAACTACACCAACCGCAAATCCCGTCTACCGGGAATCAACCACGGAGTTCATTTCGGCCTTCAGGCATGGCTCAAGGATCTGACCGAGAACTTCGAGCGCTTCTTCGCTGCCGACAAGGAAACCGTTGTACAGGAGTACAAGGACGCTACCTCCACCTTCGTCTCTCCCGGTTTTGACCTCTCCCACGTCGAGGCCCTTCACGATCTGGGATACCTGCCACTTCGATTCTCCGGTGTCCCGGAAGGAACCCCTGTTCCCATCGGAGTACCGTCCGTGCTGATTGAGTCCACTCACAAGGACTTCGCATGGCTGGTCAACTACGTCGAGTCCGATTTGTCTGCCGGAATCTGGCACCCTTCCACGGTGGCAACCATTGCATGGAAGCTACGTCAGATCTTCGACAAGGCAGCAGAAGAGACCGGTGGCGCTCCCGAGTTCGTTGACTGGCAGCTTCACGACTTCTCCTACCGTGGACAGGTCAACCGTGAGGCAGCAGCATCTTCCGGTGCCGCACACCTGATCTCCTTCTTCGGCTCTGACGCCGTACCGGCTGTACCCTACGTCAATTATTACTACCCCGGAGAAGACAACGGCCTCATCGCCGCATCCGTCCCTGCTACGGAGCACTCCGTGATGTGTGCCGGTACTCAGGAGGACGAGCTTGAAACCTTCCGTCGCCTGCTGAAGCAGTTCCCTGACGGCATCCTTTCTGTCGTCTCCGATACGTGGGACTTCTTCAAGGTGGTCACCGAATACCTGCCTGCCCTGAAGGACGAGATCATGGCCCGTAACGGCAAGCTGGTCATCCGTCCGGACTCCGGTGATCCTGCCGACATCATTGCCGGTCTCAACACCAACAAAGATTACCGTTTGGATCGAGCTTTTGAAGGTTCAGATGTGCTTCTCAATAATCCGTCCACTGTCAAGGCATCCGAGGCAGAAGAGAAGGGTGCCATCGAACTCCTTTGGGATATCTTCGGCGGTACCGAAAACGAAGCTGGATACCAAGAACTTGACTCTCACATCGGCCTGATCTACGGCGACGGCATGTATGTAGACCGTATCATCGACATCAACCGTCGTCTAGCCGCTAAGGGTTTCGCCTCCACCAACTGGGTTGCAGGCATCGGCTCCTACTCCTACCAGATGGTTACCCGAGACTCGCTGGGTTCCGCTGTCAAGGCAACCTACGTTGAGGTCAACGGTGAGGGCCGGAACATCCAGAAGAACCCCAAGACGGACGACGGCACCAAGAAGTCCGCAACAGGTAAGCTAGCTGTCGCGTCCCAAGCCAACGGCAAGCTCTACCTGATCCAGCAGGCAACTGAGGATCAGATCAAGAACTCCGTCATCCAGCCCGTCTGGGAGAACGGCAAGTTCCTGAAGGAATACTCCTTCGCTGAGGTCCGCGCCAACCTGAAGCGCTGGACCGGAATCCTTGAACGGGCAGGTGCGATCTGAGTCAGGCCGCTAGGGGCTTTCAGGGCACGGTAGGCATCTTGGGGTCGATTGCGATGTTTGTCATAATCTACTCCGAGATGTCTGCCCTTCTCCCTATTCTGGGAGAGGGCGGTACGTATGCACTTCTGTGCTTTGCCCTCTCGTACTTCGGGATGTCCCTCACAGTATTCATAGATTCATTCGAGAAGAAGGAATAAGTGCAAAGATATACACCGGCAGACGTTCCGGACCTTCCGGCAGGATGGGAGATTGAGCTTCACGAGCGTAAGGACTGCACCAATCTCTCCCTCTGGAGGGTCCGGGCCTTGTTGAAACCCTACAAGGAGACATGTGAGGAAAACGACGGCCTGATCTATTCATACAGCCGATACTCGGACGCCTATCTTCCAGTAGGATACACTGAGGAAGATCTAGACGAAGCGATTCAGGAGCTTGTCTGGAAGGCTTACCAGTTAGATGATCTTGTGGAAGAGATTGAAACCAAGTACGGGCTGAACGACCAGATACAGCACCCTAGACCGAGCCGATCCGAATTCTACGGAAAGTTGTTCTAAATGGCGCTAAGCAAAAACACCGCAGTACGTAAGGCCTACGAAGAGGGTTTCTACACCACCCAAGAGGGTGATACGTGGCGCAAGGGTATGGACGGCTGGTTCCTCGTTCACGATGGAGACGATATTATCCTCTCTTGGCACCACCACTTCGTTGAACTGATCGAGAAGGAGAATCCTGAATGAAAAGTTGACGTTCCTCTAAACTAGTGGTATAATAAGGCAAAAGGAGTTTATATGTCAAACGATAATAAGCTTCCGGAACTGCCCCAAGAAACCGCTGACCAGCTAGTGGCCCTCAAGGGAACCAGTACGGAAGATTTCTATGCGCTCGTCAAAGCGCTCAGGATTGAAGGCTGGCCCTTGAGGGCCATAGCATTGCCCTTCTCGGTCTCGCGGACAGCCGCTCAGGGCTGGGAAAAGAAGTACGAGGAAGGGACGCCTCTACCCGAAGTCCCGACTCTCCCGCTCGCACCGAGACAGGAGAGAAAGAACAGTTCAAAGAAATACACGCTCGACCTAGACCAGATCAAAGACCTCCAACGTCTGGCTACCCTCGCATCCGGTGTCAGGCGATATACCGACCGAAACGCACCCTCGCGCAAAGCTGCCGCTGAACTTGAAGCAAAACTCATAGAGTATAGTGATAAGGGTATCTCCCGCACACAGCTTGCCAAGTATTGTGGAGTGTCCGACTCCTCCATCAAACAGCGACTCAGAAAGCATACATAATGTTTACTATCGACGTAGAACCTGCCAACTTTATCTACATTGACCTTTTTCCTGCTACGGTGTATGATGAAAGTCTGGAGTTCGAATCCACCCATGAGGAATACCGTGTGATCGTCACGGACAACCGCCTATACATCCTCGATGACACCATTGACGGCCCGAAGGCCATCATCTCTGAACCGCTGGTTGAGTTCATCGGAAGCAACAAGACGGGCTACCTCGTCTATACGGAGTACCGAAGCTTCCAGATTGAACGTGCCCAGAACTGCGGCTGTGGTTCCCGACTAAGACAACCACGTCCGTTCGACGGAGTACCTTTTATCGCCAGATTAGAAAGAAAGTAAAGGAAACAATGCCCCCAAAAGCACCGAATTTCAACACGTCGCTTCACGGAACGATCCAGACCGGAGACGCTGTACAGACCGGCTGCATCTGGTGCCTCAGTGAAGGCCTTACTGCCCCAGCAGAGAACCATGTAGCCTACTTCTATCAGGGGACATCCTACTGCGGCAAGCACCTAAAGGCGACGTTCCAGCAGGCACAGGAGGGCAAATGAGTGCTGTCAGGTTCATCTCCGACATCCTAGCCACCTACCGGCTGACCAAGCTTGTCATGGAGGACAGAATCACGGAGGATTTTCGGAACCTGATCTATTCAAAGTTCCCGAAGGATTCAATGCTGTCCTATCTCATCGGGTGTTCGTGGTGCGTCTCGATCTGGGCGGGGCTGACCATCTTTACACTACGAAGAGTCAGTCCCGAGACCGCAGATATTGTGTCCGGACTTCTCGCTGCGTCCGCAGTAACGGGCATAGTATACACCAAAGGACTCGACCAGTAAAGTTATGGTAGTCTATCTTCGTGGTAGAATTGAGGGAATAGCTCTCAATTCTTCCACGGAGAAGACATGCCAAAATCAATCTTTAACAAGCTGGGAACTGCAACAGGTTCCCTAGCTCCTGCCGTGACCGCATCCGCTGCGTACAACCACCCGCGTACTCTGACCGCTTCTGCTGCGCGTATCGACATGAAGAACAAAAAAGAGGTTGATGCTATTGCCAAGAGGCGTCAACAGGATAAGTGGCAGGAGGAGGCATGGGAGTACTATGACCTCATCGGTGAGATCAAGTATGTCGCCAACCTCGTCTCCTCTCAAATCTCCCGTGTCAACCTTTATGTGGGCTACGTTGATAGGACTTCTAACGTACCGTCCATCATTGATGATGTCAAGGGTCTTGACCCTGATTTCGTACAGGATGCAAACGATATCCTATACATGCTCGAATCCGGAAACGGCGGAACCGCTGGACTTCTCCGCACCGCTGCGCTAAACCTCTTCATCGCTGGTGAATGCTGGCTGGTCCGTGAGCCTGCCAAATACTCTACCGGAGAGCCTGACCGTTATCAGATCCGATCCGTGGAGGAGATCACCGCAACCAATGGCAAGAACAAGCAGGTTGCCATTAAGCCGCGACGAAACGCCAAGCCAGCGGATTACACCATTCTTCCCCCCAATGGATTCGCAACCCGAATCTGGCGTAACCACGGACGCTTCTCGGATGAAGCTGACTCATCGATGCGCGGTGTCCTAGACACCTGTGACGCGATTCTCCAGCTTGACCGTTCCGCTGTGGCTGCTGCCAAGTCCCGCATGAATGCCGGTATGCTGTTCATTCCGGACGGCCTGTCGAATGCTTCCCAGTCTGACGGTGACACTGGTGAGAACGGCGAGATTGCCGACCTGTCCAACGACGTGGACGAGAGCTTCGAAGAGGAGCTTATCGCCGGATTCATGACACCTGTCGAGGATGCCACTTCCGGCGCTAGCCTTATTCCGACGATGGTCCGTGGCCCTCAGGATCTCGGTGAGAAGATCCGCCACATCTCCTTTGAGCGTTCCGTTGATCCCCAGCTTAACCAACTTGGCAAGGATCTCCTTGACCGCCTCCTGTCCGGTCTTGACATCCCGAAGGACATTGCCCACGGCATGTCTTCTGTCAAGTACTCGAACGCTATCATTATTGAGGAACAGCTTTACAAGGCCCACATTGAGCCGCTGATCCTATTTATCGTAGACTGCCTCACCATCGGATTCCTCCGTCAGGCCCTCCGCAAGCAGGGCTGGCCCGAGAATTTGGTCAACCGTGCGGTAGTCTGGTACGATCCTACAGCGATCACAGCAAAGCCTTCCAAGGCTGAAGCTGCGATGTCTCTGTACCAGATGAAACTTCTTGGTGCTGAGGCTGTGCTTCGCGCCAACGGGTTCGCTCCCGAGGACGGTCCAACCGAACTTGAGAGGGTGCAGCGCATGGCCGAGGAACGTGCAATTCTCTCCGACGCAATGTCTGAGACCCTTCTGGACAGTATTATTCCAGAGGAACTAAAGAACAAAGCGCGGGAGCAAGCTCTCGCAATGTCAGATCCAGCAAGCGCCAACGCACTACAGACCGCCCTTGGGGGTGAGCCAACAGCGCCGGAAGCGGGAGCGCCATCTGATACAATAGAACCAACACAAAGTAATGAGCAAGCCCCTCCGACACTGATGGAGCCTTAGTACATGGCATGGAATATTAGCAAGGCCAAGCGCCGCGCTCTCGTAGCCCTCCAGCTACGTGACAAGAATGGTCGATTCATTGAGATGGGCAAGGGAGTAAAATGGTACTCCACTAAGCACAAATCTGTTGTTTCCGGTGTTGTCGAAGACGGCAAGGATTCACGCGCTGCTGTCCGTATGACTACCGGACCCGACAAGGGTAGGCTAGTCTATGTTGAGGCAAGTCAGATCGAGGTTATCGAGTCCAAGGCTTCCCTGAAGCCTCAGGGTGCCCCTGCCGCAAAGTCCGGAGACGCCGACGCCTCCGCTCCTTCGGCAACCATCCCGAACCCCAAGGATGATCCGGATTACGACGCCACGATGGAGAAGTACGGCGATAAGGAAGGGGAGTTCAAGCCTCTTCTTTCGGTGAGCAAGACTCCTGACGGCAACACCTACATTACCGCCCCGGAAGGTGCGGAGCTTTACACTCCTGCCAAGGAACTGGCTGTCGGGGATGAGATCATTGCACCTGATGGTGCCGACCCCAAGAAGCCATTCTCCATGGGCAAGGCATGGCCCACCAAGAACGCCGAGCGCGTGAACACTGCCGGTCCCAAGATCGGTAAGGTTCTCTCCATCAAGGAACACGCCTACGCGGTTGTCCAGCTTCCCGAGGGTGAGACCGTCGAGAGCACCCAGAAGCCCGGAGAGCAGACCAATACGGTCACCGTTGGCCTGTCCAACAAGGTCATCAAGGCCACTCCGGAACTCAAAGCTGCCCTGAAGGATGTCATTCCCGAGCCGGTATATTCCGCTCCAGAGGCACCCGCCCCAACCGCAGAGGCCGACGAAAAGAAGGCAAAGCGCCTTGATCTGCTCAAGAAGAGTCCTGCCGGAACCACACTTACTGCCAAGGATGACTCCATCCAGTTCACCAAGGGCATGGACGGCAAGTGGACTGACGGCTCTGGAGTGTTCTCCGACGAAGAGGTCAACAGCTACGTCGAGAAGAAGCAGGCCGAGACCGGCGTAAACGGTGCCCAACCTCTGGGATTTTCGCTTGCTCAGGATACCTCTATGGAGGTTGGTGAAGTTGCTGACAAGGGTCTGGACGGTCAGGAACTCCTTAAGGCTATGTATGATGGTTTTGAGGCTGAACTTACCAAGGCTCCCAGCCTGCCCTACGCCCTTGCTGGCAAGGATGAAGCCTTTGGTGGCTTTGACGGATTCAACCACATCGAGCTTGGGGCCATTCAGGAGTACGTTGGAAGCAGCGTAGAGACCAACCTTGCCCTCCGCAAGGGTGGGGACATTCAGAACCCTAAGGTTGCCGAGACCATTCTCGCAATGGACAGCATCCTCAACCGCAGTGCTCTGAAGGAAGACTCCAAGGTCTTCCGTGGTGTCGGTGCCAACGCTGAGATGGTCAGCGCCATGCTCAACAACGGCGTTATGCGCGACCGTGCGTTCTCTTCCACCAGTGTTGATGAGGATTTTGCCAAGTCTTGGGTGGCGAACACAGGCCTGCCAGAAATCGTTCCCGTCGTCATGGAGATCGACCTCCCCAAGGGATTCAAGGCCCACAAGGTTGACTACACTTCTGTTGGTGGTGGATTCGAACACGAGAATGAGGTTGTCCTTCCTCGCGACCTTGAGTTTGACATCACCCATGTAGAAGAGTACACTAACGAGTCAGGTAAGAAGGGTTACCGTGTCAAGGCAACCCCGATTCTCAACGAGAACAACTACGCAACAGGAGAAGATAATGACGGAACAGCCGAAGGAACCGGTGGAGACACCGCAGCCCCAGCAACCACAGAGCCAGCCGGATCTGGAGACGAACAGGGCGGACAGGTTCACGTGGACTCCGGATCAGGTGACGTTCCTGAGTCCGGAGGAAGCGGAACAGAAGAGGCAGCAGAGCCAAGCCCTGAGGAAGAAGACGGTAACGGACCTCTAGCCTCTGAAGCTCCCAAGACCCCTACCGCCCCTATCCGCCGTAACCGTGAAACCATTATGGCGGAACTCCAGCCTATCGACACTTCCGGCTGGAAGAAGGTCGGAGAGCAGGCAGGCTCGAATCCCGGTGGGGTTTTCGAGGACGAGAACGGCCAGCAGTGGTACGTCAAGCAGTCAAAGTCGGACGCTCACGCCCGTGCTGAGGTTCTGGCCGACCAGCTTTACAAGGCTACAGGAATTGACTCTTCCGGACTGAAGCTCACCACGTTCAACGGCAAGATGGGAACCGCGTCCCCGATGATCGAGGGCGCAAAGACCGATCTGTTCAACAAGTACAGCGACAAGGCTTACATGGACAAGATCCGTGAAGGCTTTGCCGTTGACGCTTGGCTTGCCAACTGGGATGTTCTCGGTCTTGAGGATGACAACATTGTCACCGATGCGAACGGCAACCCTGTCCGCATTGATACCGGTGGAACCATGATGTTCCGTGCTCAGGGCGGTCTCAAGAACGAGCAGCAGCCGGGAGCATGGGGTAACGAGGTCAAGGACTGGGACGGTCTCCGCCAGTTTGGAACCGCTCCTAAGGTCTTCAAAGACATCACCGACCAGCAGTTGGTTGACTCCGCTGCACGTGTTGAGGCTGTCACCCCTGAAGAGATCGACGCCATGGTTGAAGCCCTAGGCTACAAGGGCGGGGAAGCAGTTCATCTTGCCAACACCCTCAAGGCTCGCCGCAAGGACATCATCAGGAAGGCCGCTGCACTCAACGTGGAGAAGTCTTCGGATGACTCAGGGGAACCTACTACATCTGAATCCAGTGCACCGGCACCGAAGCTTATAGAGCCTACGGATGAGTCCAACGCGCCATCGGAAGATGAGCCGTTTGAGCCTGTACTGCCTTCCGCCAACAAGTCAGAGGTAGTCGCTCCGCAGGAGCAACAGGTATCAGAAGATGAGCCGTTTGAGCCTATTCTTCCATCCTCCCTGCCAAAGCAGGAGAAGCCGAAGAAGCAGTACCCTAAGGCAACCACGGAGAACCCTAACGTTCTTCAGGACTATACTATTGAACAGAACGAACGTGGGGTATACTACCCGAAGGAACGTCTCTCCATCTCTGCATGGCAGGGGCTTCGTAACGGTACCATTGTTCCGCCGAACCTTCCGTTCATCCCGTTCAACACCAATTCAGGTGAGGTACACTACTGGGATTCCACAGGTGTCCGCCACTGGGGACAGTTCGGCGGCGAAGGAGCTTTTACGCGCCGTAAGAACGCCGACGGTGAGTATGAATATCTTCTAGCTCAGCGTTCATCTACTCTGTCCACGTCCCCCAACATGTGGTCCACTCCCGGTGGTGCTCACATGATCAAGTCCGACTCTGAGGCCAACGGTATAACGGCGAAGATTGAACTTGAGGAAGAGCTTGGACTGGAACTCAATGGGGAACCGGTTGCCAGCTACAAGCACTCAACCGCTCCGGACTGGGGTTACAACTACGCGATCTTCGATGCCCCTGAGGGTGCTGAGGTCTCGCTGGAGGACGTTGACCGCCATGAGATCCAAGATCTCAAGTGGATGACCGCAGACCAGATCAAGGAACTCCGTGACAACGGACAGCTTCAGTCGAACATGGCTGAAGTTCTTGATGATATCCTGAATGCCTCTGAGAGCGCCCAGAGTGACGACGATGAGGCAAGTACCTCCCCGGAGGATTCTGACGCGCCTGAGGCCCCTTCACAGGCCGCTGAGGATACATCCAGCACGGATGAAGAAGACCCTGACGCTGCTCTCAAGGCCCATGCCCTCAAGTTCCTGAAGGTTGGTCCTGATGTAAGCGAAGAAGACAAGAAGTTCGCACTGGATCAGGCTGTCAGCACCCTTAAGATGCTGGGAGTCACCAATGAGTCGGTACTTGGTCAGAGCAACGATGAGCCATCTAACGAGACCACCGAGGCTTCGACTGTTCAGACTGACGGCCCATCTGTCACGATGGCTGACGGTAAGCAGGCATTCGTTGGTTCTCGTGTTGCTCACAAGACCAAGGGTACCGGTAAGGTCATCCAGATCATTGCCGGAAAATCCGCCAAGATCGAGTTCGATGACGGGACCACCAAGATCTCACAGGCGCACCTTATCAGTTCGTTTGACAAGGAAGCTGCATCCAACGAGCCTCTTGACGTGTCCGACATGGCTCCGGGAGACATCGGAAACAACCCTGCCAACGGCAAGCTGTTCATCGTCAGCCAGAACAACCAGCCGATCTATGTTGGTGACAAGGTTGAGGCCATGCACAAGGGCGAAGTCCGCTCTGGTACGGTCAAGGGTATCTACAAGACCATCAACAGCCTTGGAATCGTCTTTGACGGGGACAGCAAGCCGACCACAAAGAAGGCTGCTGTCACTAAGTCTCTGGAAGAGCAGGCAACCCCTGTCGCTCCAGAGGACACTAACGCGCCCAAGTACAACGATTCCGGATTCACTGCTGCCGAGCAGAAGCAGGTTGACGAGCTTGAAGCCGAGCTTGCGAAGGGTTGGACCAAGGAAGTCAGCGATAAGCTTGACGCACTCTATGAAAAGGGTGATGCACGTCTCGACGGCAAGGATGTTCCGGAGGATTCCGACGAACCTGCTAAAGCCGTTGAAGAGGAAGCTGCACCTGTCGAGGAGGTAGCCGATCCTGAAGCTGTAGAGCCAGAGGTAGAGGAAGCCCCTGAGGAGACCCCTGAAGAAGCTCCTGAGGCTGAACAGACTCCAGCGCTGGTGGAGCCTGATGAAGTCCCGGAGGAAGCTCCGACCGAGCAGGAAACCAACGAGGAACCGGCAGAAGTGCCGTTCGACTGGGACTACGTTCAGAAGATTGTCGATGAGGCATTCGAGGCCCCGGCTGGCTCCAAGCTTGTTTCTAAGAAGCTGGGAGAAAGCTGGACCAAGAGTGACACTGGCGTGAAATGGTCCAATGATGAGACGGGTGAAGAACTCTACCCTGACACCATCATCGGAGGCGGGGAGAACTCAACCGACTGGGAAATCACAAGTCCAGAAGAATCGTCACCGGCCAAGGGACCAAGGAAGGACACTGCACTTAGTGTGCCAGCCGGATCAGCGCTGCCCATCGGGAACTCCGATAGTTCGTTTGTGAAGAACGATGATGGTACGTGGGAGATGTTCATTAATGATCTTCCAACCGGAGTCACTGGTACTACTGAGCAGGTTCAAAAGATTGCCGACACCACATCGGCCCAGTTTAAGATCCCGTCTCACCTTCGCGACAATAACGATAGTGTACAGGAACCTGAAGCTCCTGCTGAGGAGTCGCTGGCAGAGTGGGAGAAGGAGCTTTTTGAATCTCCTGAGACGGCACCTGAAGCTCCGGAAGAGCCTAAGGAGCCGGAACTTGCTGACTGGGAGAAGGAACTTCTCGGACTTGACATCGGGAACAACTTCGATGACTACGAGAGCATTGACTACCTAATGTCCCCGTCTGGTCTTGACCTTGATGGATATCCAGCAGGTACTAAGATTGTTACCAGTGCCAAGGGTCAGGATGTTTGGACCAAGCAACCGTACTCCAACAGCCCGGATGAGGGAGCCACTTGGACATCAGACAATGGACTTAGCGGAGATATGGCTAGCTCCTACATGCTCGCTGACGGTTCTGACGCCAAGATCCTATCTTTGGGTGAAGAGGGCGAACAGTCAGAGGGCAACGACTCACCGGAATCTCCGGAAAACAGCGTTGCCAAGAGCTTCCCGGTAGGTACAAAGATCGGTGACCCGAACCACGTTCACTACCTCAAGGAGAAGGATGACTTCTGGTCTAAGTACAATGGTAGCGTAGAGCAGCAAGAAATGCTGTACGATAGCGAAATGGATTCCCTCATGGAGGAGAATCCGGACTACTACGATCCGGACTTTCCTACTCTCCCGGAGTCTGGTTCGCAGATCGAAAATGCTCTGGATGAGATAGATGACGTTCTTAAGAATGCCGTTGCTCTAAAGCTTGCTGGAATGCCTGTTGGAACGACTGCCGGTCCTGTCGATGAGGGCCACTACCGCAAGGTTGCTCCTAATGAGTGGCAGGAATACTACGGAAATGAATCTACAGGGTACAATCAGTACAACGATCAGGAAATGTCTGAGCTTGTAACCGGTGTCCCTGAGAAGTACGGCTATGATAAAATCGTCGTTCCTGATGGGTCTGAGGTTCCTGAACCTGAGGCAGACACCTTTGACGGTCTCAGCAAGGAAGAGTTTGCTAAGCTTCCGGTAGGCACCAAGATAGACTACAGTGCAACAGCGGACCCGTCCAATGTGACCGGAACTTATGAGAAGGCTGAAGACGGAACTTGGCAGTACACTCCCAAGGGATCTGAAGTCATAACTCATAAGAACATTTCTGAAGCTAACTTCGATCACTTCTTCACCGCTGGAGTCTCAAGCGAACACTACAAGATTTCGTCTGCGGCTCCGGAGGGAGAACCGGTAGAGGATCTTCCAAAGGTTGACACAGGTGTCCAGAAGCACGTCTATGTCGCTAGTGCAAGCCAGATGACTGAGCTTCCGACAGGCACCACCGTCAAGCCCGAGAAGCACAGCAGCTATTGGAGTCCAAACAACACCTACTACCAGAAGCAGGCGGACGGAACTTGGCAGGAGTTCAAGAAGACTCCTAACAAGCTCATGAAGGGTCCAACGTACACTGACTTTGATATGTACAGTAAGATGGGTAACGTGACTATCTCCAAGCCGCTGTCTGATGATTACTTCATCAGCGGGTTCGGGGAGATCGGCTACGTCGGTGATAAGGTGATGGATGGTTCGGGTGAAGTCTATACTGTAGACAAGATCCTGAAGACAGCGCTGAACGTGACAAGCTCTTCCGGCGAAAAGCTCAAGAAGAAGCATCAGGACGTGAAGAAGGATAACAACTTCGCAAAGCCTGAAGAGTCGAACTACAGCTACGGATACGGCATTATTGATCCGCTTACGCAGTCCTCCAACGACTACGCTAAGAAGGCTCATGAAGAGTTGGTTGCCAAGCAGAAGGCTGAGCAGGCAGCAAATGCCATCAAGGTATTCGCTGGAGGCTCCGCTGAGGAGTTTGACAAGCAGGGTCTAACTATGCTTTCGAACCCTTCTCCTAAGCTCGACACCGGACTGAAGCTTCTTGAGGTCGGGGAACCGGATATGGAAAGCCCGCTCTACGGGACACCAAAGCCTACTCCCCCAACTGATCCGGGGTTCTACCCTTCGTTCAACCCTCCTGCCATGGAACCGCTTCCAAAGTGGGATTCTGCTGAGTGGCTGGCAAAGGTGGAGCAGCGTTACCTTGACAACCCGAACAAGGCAAAGCCTACGGTACAGGAGAGCAACAACTGGTCTCTGATACAGCAGGCTATGGGCGGAGACAAGTCAGCGGTTGATTCACTTCTTTCCAAGATGTACCTTACAGAGGAAATGCACAAAGAAGCTATCGAGGCTATCGAGGCTAAGAAGGCAGACAATGCATCTCTGATCGAGGCACACGATAAGAAGGTTGCTGAAGCCAAGGCTGAGTACGAAGCCAAGAAGTCCGAGGATCTGGCTTCATACAATTCGGAAAAGAAGAAGTATGATGAGAACCTTGCCGAGTGGATCGCAGCCAACCCATCAGCGGACGCTCTTCGTGAGATCAAGAAGCCAGCGGTATCCAAGACTTCATTTGAAGGCGGAGAGGCTGACTGGACAAAGGCCCACATCGGAACGTACACTGCCAAGGACGCAATGGACGCCATTGCCAAGGACAACCTCCTTGGAAGGCATGGTCTCTCTGTTGCTGTTGACTCTGACCAGATCGAAGATCTGGACGTGAAGATGACAAAGGTTCTGAACAGTGCCGGTGCAGAGAAGCTGGAGATGAAGTTCAAACTGACAGCGCCGCATGGAAAGGCCATGGCTGCAAAGCTTGACACCGATCCAAGCGTCTCTATCGATGACAACGGAATCTATCCAACAAAGATGGCACTTGACAAGACTACCGGCCTCCTGAAAGATATCGGCAAGCCTGCTTCGAAATACGTCAACTCAGGAAAGCGATACTCCTTCAATGATCCCGAAACTGGAGCAACCATTGTCTTCCAGAAGGCAAGCTTTGACGATGGCGTGAACGTTAGCTCGAATGACAACACGTTCAAGATCCACATGCCTGTTGATTCCACGCCTGAACAATTCCAGAAGACTCTTGAGAATCTTGGAATCGCCAAGGCTAGGCCATCAACGGCAGGAGATATTCGAGTTCTCGCTGAGAACAAGCTTATCTCTTTGATGGGTGAGCACTCCGGGGCAATCAAAACCTATGACGGACGTGTGAACATGACCGGAGACGAGAGAAAGAAGGCTCTGGACAAGATCGCATCGGAGTACGGAATCACTCCGGACGATATGACGTTCTCTACAGAACCAAACGGTAGAGTACGATTCTCGCTGAGTGATGAGAAGGCTGAAGAGTTCGCCAAGAAATATAATGTGAGCTACTTCCAGCACAGGGTGTCCGGTTACGATGATCCTGACCTATGGGTTGCCATGATGACCGGAGTCAATCCGGGCCTCCTGTCTACCTTCCACCGTCACACTGAGGGTATTGGCGGTGACGGGTCATCCTCTGACTCCGACATGGGAAATGGTTCCGGTGACTATATATACCTGACTCCACAGAAGGCATCATCCAAGAACAGCATGATCGATGGTTACGGCGGTGGGCAGGTTATTGTGAAGCCGAACTCTATCTTCAAGAGGACAGACTTCTGGGCAAACCCCGGAGACGGATGGGGAAAGAAGGCTACAGATAGTGACACTTCCCACAAGTCCCCGTACAAGCTGTTCGACCAGCAGAAGGACATCGCATACGGTGGACACGGCTACGGGGTGTACGAGGTTCTTCCCAAGGACAGCGTTCCCCTGTCGGACTGGGCCTTCGTGACCATGCCTTCGTACATCAAGAAGGACGTTATCAAGAAGCTCACAGAAATGGGTGTTCTGGAGATCAACGGTCTTCCTCTGGACAAGTTCATTGTCTCCTCTGGAGACGATGTTCCGGTTGACTTGACCGAAGCTGGGAGTATGTGATAAGGTATGGAAATGGAAACTCTAGAAGATTACAAAGTCTACAGGCTGGATCACAACGGCATACTCTCGTATGCGTGGCTGGAATCCTCTGCCTCAGAAGTGCTGGTGTACGACTGGAACAGGGTATGGGATCTGCGCGGATACGAGAGGGAGAAAACCGAGACCGGCTTTAGGTTCAGTGCGGGGGACTCGTACTACGAGTTCTCCCCGCTGACTCTGGAATCTGCCACGGAGATCTGGCCTGACACAATCAGGGTATTCAACGATTTGGATGTTCTGGACAAATTCGCAAAGAAGGCAATTATGACTGCAAATTCGTATAAGGTCAACACTGTTCCGGAAGAAGTGATCTCCTTTACAGTGGACGATGAGGACAATGTTCTGGCTCTCATCAAGGTCACTGATTCCGGAGATTTGTTCTACTGGGAGGGCGACGACTGGGTTCAGGTGGGGGAGGATGAAGATCATCCTACCATCTATGATCAAACGGTCATCGATGTTGAGCGAGAAGATATCGGAGAAGCAATCGAGCTTTGGAAGGGCGTACAGAACTCAAGTTCTGGCCTAATGAAGCAGGACATCCTCCCGCTGGCCGCACTGGACCAATAACTAAATAACCCAAGTGAAGAAAGGTACTGTTATTGATACAGTACCTTTCTTTGCTATGGTATACTAGTCTAAATCATATAAAGTAGTTTACTGGGTCTTTCTGACTGACCTACCCCTTGGAAGGCGAAACTTTGGCGAACGATTATCACTGGAGAAGCACCAAAGCTAAGAAGCAACTCAGAGACCGTTTCGGACGCTGGATCTCGCTAGGAGCCAACGTGCGTTTCCGTGGCGACGGCGCAGAGCAGTCTGGTGTCGTCACTAGTGTTGTAGATGGTAAAGCCTACGTAGATCAGAAGAATGCCGATGGCACTGTCACACAGAAGATCGTACTTCCGGGGGCCATAAGGGTTATCGCGTCGAAGGCTACACTTCCGCCTGATGGCAAGAAGATCCGTGACGAGAACAACAATTTTGCATCCGCTGTCAAGTCCCCTGCCTTCAAGAAGGCTCTTATGGAGTCGGGAGAGGCTGTTATTGAGCGTGCGGATGGGTACGCACTCGCCGCAAATATGGTAGATGAGGCTCAAGGACTACACAATGAGGTTCTGGATGGTACCGAACCAGTTAACGACAAAGAAAGCGGAAACCCTCTAGCCTACCAGCTATTTGCTCCGGGTGGCCGAAGCCTAGGCAAGTACACGGAAGCTGCCGAGGGCGACTTCGATGATATGGTGGCTGATGACAAGGCCATTAATGGCGAAGGAGAGGCTGATACAGCCCCTACAGGTGGTGAGGCCCCTCCTGCTGAGCCTGCCCCTGTAGCTGCATCCGTTGAGATTGTTGGCGAGCAGAAGCCCTACCGCGTTCCTGAGTCTGTAAAGGCTGAAATTCAGGAAACCATCTCCTCCCTCTTCAATACTCTGCCTGAGGCTGAGCTTGCAACCGCCCGACGCCTTGCAACTGATCCTACCGTATCTCTCTCGGATGTGCAATGGGTTCACGGATACTTTGCTGATAACGAGATCTCCGAGAAGCTACGCGGTGGATACAAAGGCCGCAAATGGGCTTCCAAGATTGTCGCATCTGCTGTCGATGGAGCACCGGACGAGATAGAGGTTTCGTCTCATCCTAAGTACAACTTTGATGATGATATTTTCGCCTATTTCGCTGTCGGCTCCGATCCCGGCTCAACAATCGTCAACAGACTACTTTCTGTAGACTATGAGACCGGGGAAGTTTACGCTTGGACCCCGGAGGGCTTTGCCCTGATCCCGGATCTGGATATGACAGAAGTGGACGAACCTCAGATCATCCCGATTGATGAGATGACGGCTGATGAGTTCGCCCACTGGCTTGATTCCGGCACTGCCGAAGAGTTCGATATTCTTGATACAAATCCTGAAGAGCGCAACCTGTTTACGCTTGCGGATTCTGAGATAGACTATGATGAATTGGATCAAGCATACTCTATCCTTGCTGCTGCCGGTGACGGACAGTACACCCCGACCGAGCGCTCCCAGAACGCCAAGGTACAGCGTCGTGGTGCTGGAGGCAAGTTTGGTGAGTCTCCTGACACAAAGACTGTTCTTGACCATGAGGACAAGAAGCCGAAGAAAAAGAAGGCCCGTCTTCCGCTCGCCCTCCCTCTCGTTGCTGACCCAGCCGCACGTATCGCGGAATGGCTCACAACGGCTGCTGAGGCCCCTATTGTGGCTGCTGGAGAACCGGTCCACACCGAAGAGGATCAAGCCCTAGAGGACGCTGCCACCGGCCCTACAAACGAGGCTCTATATTTTGCCATCGTTGACGAGGTTGACAAGACTGCCGTACTCGATGCTGTAGCCATTGTCAAGCAGAACGGACAGCCTTCGGCGTTCGTCCGTGCTCAGGGGCAGTGGACGGCATCACCGGACATGCTCAGCCAGCTTCAGGGTTCGACTCCACCACCTGTTGTCGAACTTCCCGATCCCGAGACGGTTAAGACCGTGCTTGAGCAGATCGACGCTCACGATGCTGGAGAAGACCAGACCGAACCACCGGCTTCCGAGACTGTACCGGCCCCGGAAGCGGCTCCAATCGCCGCATCCGGCTACGCAATGCCTAATGGATCATACACTATAATTGATGTAGAAGACCTTCAGAATGCTGTAGTTGCGTCTGCCGGTTCACAGGATCTCTTTGTCAAGGCCCACATCCGCAAGCGTGCACGCGCACTCAACCGCATGGATATTGTTCCTGCTGAGTGGCGCGAGTTCTCTCTTGCCGAGATCGGTGAGCTTTCCGCATCAAAGGGACTCTACGGTGAATTCGGTGAAATCCTTGTCGCGTCCGGTGTTCCGGGTGTGGCCGATACTCCTTCTGACTTCAAGAACGTAGCCAAGCTTCAGGCGTATTGGACTCACGGCAAGGGAGCAC